GGCAACTTTTGATTTAACTTCTAAAGATACCACTGGTGTATTTTCCGATTCTATCGTAGCTATGCCATCATCTAAAAATACTAATGTGATGAGAAATATCGAGGCTTACCTTGATATTGATGCATTAGTAGCAGCAGGTGGTAGCTTCTCAGATGGAGACATCTTTCAGGTGTTAGAAATCCCTGCGAACACTCTAGTCTTGAATGCAGGTGCAGAAGTGATGAAAGCATTCACTGGCAGTTGTACTCTTGACATGGACTTCGCAGCAGGTGATGACATTATTGATGGTGCAGATATAACCTCTACAGGTTTTTGTGCAGCAGGAAGTAATGGTCAAACTAACACTGTTGTAGGAAGTGCAGCTTCAACTTACACTCAGTTTGTAACTACTACAGACACTATTGACTGTAAGATTGCAGGTGCTGCTCCAGCTACAGGCAGACTCAGAGTCTATGCAACTGTTATTGATTTAGCAGGTCATGGATTAGACGATAAGCCTGATGAGGTCGATAGAGACCAGTTAGCATAACTATCTAGGGGAGCAGGGCAACTTGCTCCTCTACACTTTTAGGAATTATAAATGGCAGAAAGTTACTTAACATTAACAAATAAAGTATTAGCAAGATTAAATGAAGTTCAATTAACTTCAAGTAACTTTTCAAATGCTAGAGGAATACAGGTTCAAGCACAGAATGCTATTAATGAATCTGTAAGATATATCAATCAAAAAGAATTTCAATATCCTTTTAATCATTCTACAAAATCAGAAACATTAGTTCCGGGAACAGTAAGATATACTATACCCACAACTGCAAAGACAGTTGATTATAATACATTTAGATTGGTTAAGGATTCAGATTTAGGTTCAAGTGGTGGTAGACTATATGTTCTTAATTATAATGATTACATAAATAGCTACATAACACAAGAAGATGAAATAACAACAACAAACTTAGATGGTTCTTTAACAGATTCTGCAACAACTGTTACAGTTAATAGCACAACAGGATTTGATTCTACAGGCACTATATTTATAGGCAATGAACAAATAACATATACAGGAACATCTAGCACTACATTTACAGGTGCAACTAGAGGTGCTAATGATACTACTGCTGCTGCTCATAGTGATGATACACAAGTGGCACAATTTGAACAAGGTGGTGTACCACAATATGTATCAAGAACACCTGATAACAATTTTTTATTATATCCTTTTCCAACAAAAGGTTTCACATTAAAATATGACTTCTTTTCTTTTCCAACAGATATGTCTGCTCATAGTGATACAACAACTATACCTGATAGATTTGCAGCAGTAATAGTAGATGGTGCAACTGCTTTTGTTTATCAGTATAGAGGTGAAACAAATCAGTATCAATTAAACTTTGCAAGATTTGAACAAGGTATAAAAAATATGCAGACTTTATTAGTAAATAGATTTGAATATGTTAGGTCTACATTTATACCAAAGATAGGTTATACAAGTAGTGCAGATTTAAGTGTAAGGGTTACGTAAATGCCTGATTCATCTCAAGTATCACCTGTAGCATTTAACTGTGAAGGTGGATTAGTTCTTAATCGTTCTACCTTTATGATGCAACCGGGTGAAGCATTAGAGCTAGAAAACTTTGAACCTGATATAGAAGGTGGTTATAGAAGAATAAATGGATTCAGTAAATATGTAACTGCAGTTGTTCCACAAACTTCTTCTTCTGCAGAAAAAGTATTAATGGTTGCTACGTTTGCAAGTAAAGTCGTGGCAGCAAGAGGAACAAATATATTTACTGCAGACCCTGCAGGTTCTTCATGGACAACTGTGGATAGTGGTAGAACAAGTGCAGGTAAGTATAACTTTGAACGATTTAATTTTGATGGGAACGATAAATTAATTGTAGCAGATGGTGCAAATGCACCTACAGTATTTAATACATCGTTTAGTGCAACAGATGTATCTTCAGGTGGTGGTGGAGAAGTAAGCACTGCAGTAACAGGTGCAAAGTTTGTAACTGCATTTAAAGAACATATGTTTTACGCAGGTATGTCAGGTGCTAAACAAGAGTTAGTATTTAGTGTTCCTTTTGATGAAGATAACTTTGCTACGGGAAGTGGTGCAGGAACAGTTAAAGTTGATGATGAGATAACTGGACTTAAAGTTTTCCGTGAAGACTTATTTATATTTTGTCAAAACAGAATATTTAAATTATCAGGAACGTCTAGTAGTAATTTTGCTATAACTGCAGTAACAAGAGATATAGGATGTATAAATGGTGATACGATTCAAGAATTTGCGGGTGACCTTATTTTCCTCGGTCCTGATGGGTTGCGTACCATTGCAGGTACAGCACGTATCGGTGACGTGGAGTTGGGTACTATAAGCTCTAACGTACAAAGTTTATTTGATGACAACTTATCAAGTGCATCTGAATTTGAATCTATAGTTATACCTGATAAAACACAATATAGAATATTTTTTACCAAAGATGGTGTTGGTGAAAATGCTACTGAAGGTGTAATATGTGTTTTAAAGGGTCAAAGATTTGAATTTTCTAAGATAAGAGGAATAAAACCTGCTTCTACAGATACTTTTGTATCTGCAGGAGATGTAATTGCATTACATGGTGCATATAGTGGTGGTTATATTTATAGACAAGAATCAGGTAATGACTTTGATGGAACTGCTATATTAGGTAAATATAGAGGTCCTGACATGACATTTGGTGATGCAGGTATACGTAAACATATGCAACGTGTTATTGTAAACTTTAAACCTGAATCAACAATAGATGCAGATTTATTTTTAAGATATGACTATGAAGCAAAAGATTCTGCAAGACCTGCAGCTTATGAATTAGATTCTAGTGACATAGCTGCGATATATGGTTCTGCAACTTATGGTGCAAGTTCTAGTAACTTTGGAACTTATGGGGGTGCTTCACAACCTCTTGTAAGACAGTCTGTTGAAGGTTCAGGATTTGCAGTTGCATTGAGAGTTAACGATGGTGGTTCTACTGCACCATATTCTTTAAAAGGATTTCAGTTAGAATATCAAACAGGAGCAAGGAGATAAATGGGAGCTACATATACAAGACAGTCTTCGTATAGTGATGGCGATACAATCACTGCTGCTCATACCAATGATGAGTTTAATCAATTATTAGCTGCCTTTGCAGCAAGTACAGGACATACTCACGATGGTACGACTGCAGAAGGTGGTCCTATTACAAAACTACTTGGCACTGCAATCACAATAGGTGATGGCACTGCAGGTTCAGACATAGCAGTTACATTTGATGGCGAAACATCTGATGGTGTTTTAACATGGAAAGAAGACGAGGATTATTTTGAATTTAGTGATGACATACTTGTTGCTTCTACAGAGAAGTTACAATTCAGAGACACAGCAATATACATCAATTCATCTACCGATGGACAATTAGATTTAGTAGCAGATACAGAAATACAGATTGCTGCAACAACAGTAGATATAAATGGTAATGTAGATGTATCAGGCACACTAACAGTTGCAGGTGCAGTAGACTTTGGAGATGCTGCATTATCAAATGTAGGTGCTGTACAATTAGACTCAATATCTGGTGATGCAGATACAGATACAGCAATTACATTTTCAGGCTCAGATGTTATAACAGTATCAACAGGTGGTGAAAATCAAGTAACATTTACAAATGGTGCTATTGTGCCATCTACTGACAATGATATAGACTTAGGTTCAAGTTCTGTAGAATTTAAAGATTTATATATTGATGGAACTGCACACGTAGATGCTATTAGTCTTGATGGAACAACAATCACTTCTACTGCAGCAGAGATAAATATACTTGATGGTGTAACTGCAACTGCATCAGAGTTGAACTTAATAGATGGTGCAACTGCAGGAACAGTTGTAGCATCAAAAGCAGTTGTTGTTGATTCTAATAAAGATATAAGTGGTTTTAGAAATCTAAGCATTACAGGTGACTTAACAGTCGCAGGTGATGATATCACTATGGGTACAAACACTGCAGGTAATTTACTTGTTGCAGATGGTACAAACTTTAATTCTATAGCAGTAGGTGATTTATCTGAAATATCTAGTGTTGCAGGTGATGATGTTTTTATAGCGATTGATACTTCAGGTGGTGGTCTTAAAAAAATTACAAGAAGTGCAATCGTATCAGGACTTGCTACATCAGGTGCTATATCAAACGTATCAGAAGATAGTACACCACAGTTAGGTGGTGACTTAGATGTAAATGGTAATGACATTGTATCCGTATCAAATGGTAATATAACACTTACACCAAACGGAACAGGTGTTGTAAGAATAGATGGTTCTAATGGTATTGATATACAGTCAGGTTCTATATCTATTAAAAACTCAGGAACTCAATCTTATGTAGATTTTTACTGTGAATCATCAAACGCACACTATGCAAGATTACAAGCTCCTGCACACTCAGCATTTTCAGGAAACATAACGTTAACTTTACCTGCTACTACAGATACAATTACAGGTATTGCAGCAACACAAACTTTAACAAACAAAACATTAACAAGTCCAAAGATAAACGAAGATGTAGCATTAACATCTACTGCGACAGAGTTAAATTTATTAGATGGTGTATCAGGGTTAGTACAAGCTGATTTTACAAAACTAGCTGCAGTAGATTCAACTGCTGCAGAGTTAAACATTTTAGATGGGGTAACGTCATCAACTGCAGAACTAAACTTAGTTGATGGTTCATCTGCAGGTACAATAGTAAACAGTAAGGCAGTTATATATGGTTCTAGTGGTGAGGTAAATGCTACTACACTACAGATTGCAGGGACTTCTATTACATCTACTGCAGCCGAACTAAACATTTTAGATGGTGTTACTTCCACTGCTTCAGAGTTAAACATATTAGATGGTGTCACTTCTACTGCAACAGAATTAAACTTAGTTGATGGCTCTAGTGCAGGAACTATTGTAAATAGTAAAGCAGTCATATATGGCTCTAGTGGAGAAGTAAACGCAACCACGTTACAAATAGCAGGTACATCTATTACATCAACTGCTGCAGAACTAAATATACTAGATGGAGTAACATCTACTGCAACAGAATTAAATGTTATGGATGGTGACACATCTGCTTCTTCAATTACATTAGCAGATGCAGACAGATTAGTAACCAATGATGGTGGTACTATGAAACAAGTAGCATTGACTACTTTAAAAACATATTTGACTAGTGCAGGGTTTTCAAGTGAAGACCCAACTGCGTTAGCCATTGCGTTAGGTTAATTTTAACTTGACAAATAAGCACAAATAGTGTATAATTATAAGGAAAGAGAAATATGGCAAATACATTTAAACTTGTAACTAAAGCAGG